GACTGATCTGAAGAAGAACCTGATGAAGGTCGGCAGTGCGGTCGAAGATTTCGACTACACAGATTGGGATCGCTCGCTTCATGCTGAGTGGTTCAGAGTGTATGCTGACCGAGTGTCTGCGTGGCACGGCGATCGGTGGGGATCGGCTGGATGGACTGTCCGGCGGACCCTCATGGACATCCTCGCCCACATGAAGATTCAGATCGGAGGGCACATTGTCCAGACATATGGCGGAAATAAGTCTGGCTGTGCCGTCACTGCAGAAGTGAACACAGACGTCCATGATATGCTTGCGTATTATGTCTGGGTGAAAGTGTGTCGTCAAACTGGACGCCATGGGATCGCAAACCTGGATTCTTTCCGGGAGAATGTGTCCCTGGCCCTTTATGGTGATGACATGCTGAAGGTTTCGACGAAGAGTGTCGCGAAGTGGTTCAATGGTGACTCAATGTTGCCACACATCAACGCACTTGGAATGAAGATCACACCCGGAGACAAGTTGTCGACAGAGTTTCGCATCAAAACGATCGATGAGGTGACATTCCTAAAACGAAAGTTTCTGGAGTTCCCCGATGATTTCGGTCTGGTGCGTGCTCCACTCGACAAGTCTGTGATTCAACGGATGGTCCTGTGGGTACACAAAAGCGACGACCCCATCGCTGCGTGTAAGGCAAACGTGAAGGGAGCCCTGTGTGAGGCTTTCTTCTGGGGTGAAGATTTCTTTGTTGAATTCGCGGAACGAGCGCGGCAGGCGTGGGATCAGGAATCAGCGTATGGGGAGCAATTCCCGACGGTGACGTACCAGACCCTGCACTACAATTGGACCCACAAAGTGGTGTCCGACTGGATTCCTGCTCAGTTTCAGTACCGAGTCGACAGAGGAGTGGATGGCCCGTCGCGGGGCGAAATTTTTCATCCATAAGTTCTTCTTTTCCACAAAGTAAAACGCAGAGAGATAAGGTGAAATTCCTTTTCTAGACTGAAAGCGGCTTAGCTCTGACACCATGCGATGTCATCTTCGGCGCAATTAGGTTGAACTCGCCTGCGGCTTATTCTTATAGTAATATCAATGTAGTAGGCCGTAGGCCTTCGAAACTGAGTGATTACTAAGAGTAAGAACTTTGCATCACGAATCGCATTTTGGCTCTCGCGGTCTCGTGATAAATCCTTCACTGAACGATGATTCTGTTTGTTGCTAACTGGGTAATAACTTGGGACCCAACCTGGACGAACTTTCTGAATCTGACCTCTCGATGAAAG